TGTGCCTTAGATAAGAACCCAAAGATACCCATTGATGTTATAAAGACTAATATAACAACAGCACTAAATAAATATGTTTTCAATGCAACTGATACTTCTTTATTAGACCAGTTTTGATATAACCAACTGGCACTTACTAATTTACCTATCTCTAACGCTGTACCCATTGCTATAATAGGTACAACTGCACCTGCGAATAATGTTGCAAGTCCCATTATACTATACCCAGCGGCAATGACCGATATAGATATTGCTGACAAAAATGTTATTAGTGTAAAAATCATAGCATTACATCCTCTGTAGATATTATTGTTTTAATTTTTTCTACCTGTTTCAATACTCTTTTTGTATAATCAGGTGTAGTATGAAATACATTAGTTAGGGTTTCTAGCAATTCTTTTGTTTCTAGACTCATATCATTTTTATGCATTGAGTTTCTCTTATCTCTAAAATCCTTGTATGCATAATGGGTATTTAGTAAGTTTACTAAGTATACTACAGATTGACATTTAGATTCAAATTTTCTTATACCCCAACCTGCCCATTTCTTCTTTGACTCTATAAGTATGTGAGGTATATCTTTATTATAAGTTCTAATACCAAAAAGATTATTTGCTTCATTTGCAAATCTACTTGTACCGTAACCCGTTTCTAAAGATGCCATACCTATTATCATCTCATAAGGTATTCGTTCTTCTTTAGGTGTGGTAAAGTTTACAAAGTCTATACATTTATACATTGACCTAACAAACTGTGCATTGTTAGTATATTCAAAACTAGGTTCATTCAATCCCATATCTATTGCCCATTTTTGATAATAGTGTTCTACATTATTTACAATTTTATTTTGAGCAAAATCATTCGGCATAAATGTTCCTACACCATATGAAACTACTACCACTATGCAAGTATGCAATAGTAATAGTAGTCTACTTTTCAGTTTACTTCTTCTGGACGATGTACTCATAACCCTCTAGGTCTTTATTTAATTTTTTTTGATAGAAATAAAAATCATCATGGAACTTTCGCACTTTTAGAAATAATTTTTCTGATTGTTTCTCTGTAAAATTATTTAAAATGTCTTCTGCAAAATTACCCACATAATACACCATAGATTTTTCGTTTGATGTATAGAAACGGTCTAGTTTATCGGGAACATCTTTCAGTAGGGACTTTAGGTAACCATCTATTTCTTTCGACATAAGCACTTCCTTTCATAATATAATTAACAATCGTCTTTAATAGTAGTATCTTCTAACAATTTGCATTTGTATTTTCTGTCTGCTTCTAATCTCATTTTAGTTGCAACACCATCTAATACTGCAGGCAAATACTTCTGCATTATCGTTATCATTTGAATTGCCTGACCATGTATCATTTTTTCTAATTCATACTTCATCAGTTCTTCTGCATTTGCACCATTCTGAATAACATTTGTGGCGACAGCAGTTTCATAATCTTTCGCATCTGAATATCTTGAAAAAAATATTGCAAATATAATTATGCCAACCCAAAATAATTTCAATTCTTTTATCATAATAAACTCCTAAAGGTAATTCGCACCAGTCCATTTTACTCCGAAGTTTCCTTCAAGAATATTTCCTCTGGCAGCATTTTGAGCGAAGGATTTATATCCGTTTGCCATAAGAATATCACCTTTTTTAAACTTCTTATGATTATCAGTAGCGACAATACCACCCCATATGCACGATTGTGAACCAAGTGTCTTATAAATTGAAATGTACTTGTTACCTGGTTTCACAGACCAACCATTAGTAAACTGTTCTTCCATTCTTAATCTTACTTCTGTTTTTGTCTTAGAACCATCATAACTTGTACTATCGCAATAATCATCATTTGCTGTTTTTATTAGATTTTTAATGGCATCTTCAAGATTTGTGAATTTTTTTGTTACATATTTCATAGTATATCCTTTTGTTATTGTTTCGAATCAGTATACTATTATAATAACACATTACCCACATAATGCAAGCATTAATCCATCCATTTGCCATCTTTTATTAAGTGTGAAAATCTATGTTTTAGTACACTCAAAATGAGTAAAAATAGACTAGAATGTTCATAAACCCCACCTGGGACTCGTAATCTGTATCTATTTAACTCTGATTCTCTTTGTTTATTAAGCATTTTTCCTCATAAAATCATCATTCCACTCAAAAGCATCTTTTACTAGATTAGCAGTAAGACCTTTATACACTTTATTTAACTTTTTATCTTTGATATCAATTAAAAGTTTTGCTTCTTCTTTACTCAAATTCTCTAATACTTGTATAAACATAGTTTCTTTTCTTGCTTTAGATAACCCTGGGTTACCCCCTACTAGAAAATGCCATAACTTCTTTGCCTCATCTACTAACCAAGTATGTTGTGTACCTGTAGGTGCTTCATTTGCTTTATATGGGGGTGTACCTGGTGGTAAATCCCATTGTATATTAGTATCAAATGCACCCTTTAATATCATTCTCAAAGATTCACTATCGTGTTCTAGTAATACTTCTGTTTTACCAGACTTTGTTTTTGCATTATTAATCTTTGTGAATATTTCGTGATATGTAAGTCTATCAGAACCTTTTGATGCTGTGGTTGCCCATGCACTCATACTCTTCTTTGATATAAGATTTGGGTTGTCCATAGGTTTTCTTGGGTTATTTAATTGTTCTACTCTAAATTTATTATCTACCATAACTTCTCCTTCAATTCATTATAGATATATTTATATGTCATTTATCTGGGTCAAAATCAGGTTCAAAGATTATATCTTCATTGAGTTCATCTAAATCTTGACTTATTTCGTTACTAAAAACATTATCTGTTTTTACATTTTTTACATTTTTTAAGACTCTTTCATAATCAACTTTTGCTGATGGTCCTAATTCTTTATCGTGATATAATGATACCATTTCTTCTACTAATTTTTGTGATGGGTAATCTACATTAAAATCTCTATAAATTAAACCTCTCAATATATCTATTAGTAACGCTAAATCTCTTGTAAATTGTGGTGAATTAACTCTAATATCACAAGCAATAAATGTTCTCAACAATTGTATTGCTGTATCATCTACAACACCCTCAACAAACTCTCTTGTTTGTTCTTTGTGTATCTTTTCATATTGCTTTTGAACTTCTTTCTTATCAGTTAAAATTTTCTTATTATTTACAATTCTATCTGTAGGAAATACTATTACATTATCTTTAGTCATTTAAAATACTTTCTATGATATATTTTTTTTGTTCGTCTATTAATTCTCTTTGTTCTTTTATTTGTGTCATTTGATTTGCAATATCTTTTGCGATATCTCTTATCTTAACTTCTCTTACATTGTTTTTAGGAAATTGTATTACATTATCTTTACTCATTTATAATCTCTCCTTTATAATTGACTAAACCTTTGTCAGTAAAATATTCTACCAATTGATTATAACCACCAACTAGTTTATTATTTATTTTAATTTGAGGTACGGTTTTTACCTTTTTACCTATCGCCTCTAAAAACTGTTGTTTTGTTTTATAGTCATTTATACTATTCTCGCTATACTCAAGTCCAAGACCTTCTAGTAGGTTCTTGGACTTTGTACAGTATATGCAATCAGGTTTACTGAATATTTCTATTCTCATCTTCATCTTTTTTTCTAAGATTAGAATATGCTTCTTTAGACCTTTCATTTAAATTAAAAGCGTTCAATGATTCTTCTGCATTGTATTCATATAATTTATTGAATTCGCCAAGAGGCAATCTTAAACCAACCCATGCCCTATAGTTACCATTTTTTGTTAGGGTCACATCTTGTGCAAAGGTTTCATAACCTCTAACAACTGTAGAGTCAATCTTATTTAAAATTACACTTTCAAAATCATTTGCAACTTGTTTTGTCGCAACACTAGAACCGATTTCTTTTGCATACTGTTTAGACTCTTTATTCATTTCGCCCATAATATTATCAGCGATTTCTGCCTTTGCCTTCATCTTTGCCTTTTCGATTGCAAGGTCAAGACTAGGTGATACAGCAGTACCTACACCATACACACATTTTTTATTGTCATCTTTTTTAGATAACAGTTTTAAATCACACGCCTTTGTGTCATTGATATCTGCCATAAACCAACCTGGTGTTGTATTTACTACATTACCACTCTCACCTTTTATCTTATAAACACTAGAACAACCTGTACCTAATGCTAAAATCGACATTATCATAATAAAATTTTTCATATTATTCCTCTTCTCCGTTATTATCAAACTCATTTTTCAAATCTTCTTCTATTGCATCTAAATCACTATCAGACAAAAGTTTATCCTTAGTATGCACTAATTCTTCCACTTTGTCAACAGTAGTTCGGATATTATTGAAAAACTGATTTATTCCTATCGCATATATTAACCATGCGACCAGACCTATTATTATTAAATTTTTTATCATTTAATTTCCCACCTTCCGTTAGTTTTTAAACAAGTCTTTCCATGCGACTTGAAAGCATGTCTGCCTCTACTATAATATCTGCAATACTCTGGAGCAGATACATCTCTATAGTAAAATTCTGCGAACATTTCCCAATAACTAGGACCGTCTAATCTTCTTCTACCGTCACTACATTCTAGGACTTCTTCTTTTGTTATAGTATCACCATTTTGTCTGATGATAGTTTTTATAAGGCAATGTTGTCCGTCTACATTTTGTTGTGAAGGGACTATATCACTATATAATACATCATCACCAGCATCACTATCTCTCACTAGTGATATTATTGCAATTAAAACAAAAAATGCAACAAACATTATTTTTAAAAAGTTATTCATATTCTACCCACCTCCCGTCTGGCATTTGACACACAATACCGTGTGTTACACTTCTATCAGGAGTTTTACCTACACTCATAATAGGAAATGATTCTCTTATATCTATTGTTGATGAATAGTCTTTACACTTAACAGGACCTTTCATATACGAAGTAGTGGTATGTATAATACCTTTACTACCTGTCTTCTCATTGAACCAGTTTGTGTAAGAAGAACCTTGTGGACCATTATTTAAGTGGTCTACAAATGTTGCGTTGTGTACATCATAATCGTCATTGTAAGCAAGTTCAGCACCCACAAAGGCACCTACTAAAGCACAACCAGCGGCAACAAAGGGATTGTCTAATCCCGATAATACACAAGTTGCTGTTGCAGTTGCCCCACCGACAATTGCACTTGTTTGGGATCTACTACCTGTCGAACAGTTAACTAGTGTTAAACTAATTAGTAAAATCCATACCGTTTTCACGAATCTCATCACATATCCTCACTCTCTCATTATCTCTTAATACAAAAATATTAGATGAACCATTACCTACAACTATAAATCGTTTATAGTTCATCTTATCCCAAAACTGCCTGCCTCTTTCTGAAAGTATAATTAATGTTGAACAATCATCAAAATCAGAATTTGTCAATTTAAAGTCACTCATACTTTTCTCCCCATAGTAATAATATCAGAACCATCTACTAATTGATAGGTACCTTTATTATAACCGATACCTACTGTTTTACCTGCAGGAATATAAGGATCAGGTCGTTTCTTTTTATTTGCAACACCACTTATATTATTACTTAATGCATAATGTTCCCTTGAAGATAAATCGGGAAATGGTGTTCCTATTCTTTCTTTTATAATAACTCTGTTTTTCTTATCAATAGGAAGACCTACAGATAAAAGAAACTTTCTATGTTCTTTCTTTGCAATCAATAATCTTTCATTTTTATTTAATTTTTTCATATACGAATCAGTTTACATCATTCCTGTAATCTTGTCAACCCTATTTATAAGGTGTTTTAAAATAGTTTTTATCTCTTCAATATCTTGCAATGAAACTGTACAGAAATCTCCGTCTGAAGTTCTTATAGTTTCTTTAATCTTTGCTAGATATTCATCATCAAATATTTCTTCTTCTATATCTTCTTTACCCTTGACACTTTCACGCCATGCATCATCAAACATGCCCATATTATTTACCGTATTTATCTTTTAAAAATTCATTTACTACATGACCACAAGACTCTTGATTGTCCCAAGCATTTTTTTCTTCTGCATCATTGTATTTACACTCTTCGTCTAGTTCTTTTTTCATATCATCTCTTATACTCATTAATATTTGTAATGCTGGTGTGTTAAGTTCTCTATGAAAAAGGTCAATACATCTTTCTATATCATCAAAATATTTTCTACTCATATTAAGTTCCGTTGTATGCGAACATACCCTCATGTTGATTTTCACACCACTCATAAATATCTTCAATGTTTAATCCAAACTCAGCACAAACTTCGTTAAACTGATTTTCAAGTGTATCTGGATCACACATAGATTGACCTGCTAAAGTTGCCTGTAAATCTTGGTAAACAGAGAATGCTTGATTTTCTAAATTAATTGTTTGTGTATTTGTTAG